CTCAAGCCCACGGGTTAGCGTCCCATCACTCAATGGAACCGAATTGCTTGTTGAGTAAATATTGGGCCCGCTTCCAGCGTCATCGAGGATGACTTGTTTCTGAATTAGGCGGAGCACCCCTTTCAGGAGTTGGGAGACGTCACCTTCAATAGGGAGCTGGCCCGCAGCAGCTTGTACTGCCAAAATTGAATCGACCAGATCATTCATGAATGCGGCATCGTCGACCGATGCTGGTCGAAGGCCTGGTATCCCGCTCGTAAATTTTCCGTTGTACAGCCCGAGCTCACTGGCCCGGCTCTTGGGGTAGTCCATCGTTATCCCTCGTAATTAAAGATGACCGTGGTGTGGGCAGGTTTGAGTTTCAACACGCGGCATTCCAAGGCGCCGTTGCTGCTCTGTACGAATAGTCCGCCGAAGCGATCCGAGAATCTCCTGGGGATATAGCCGTCTCCGGGAACATTCATCTGCCAGACGTTGCGCCACTGGATCCCGTAGAAGCGGGTTCCAAACCGGCTTCCGAAGCGCCGAACGGAGAATTCCTCGATGGTCGCACCAGGGCGCCCCATTGCTGCCGCAACCGATATGAAATATGCGGCGCTGGCGCCACCGGTGCTGACAAGCTTGGAAGTGACAGCGGCGCGCCGTTCAAAGACGGTGGCCTCCGCAGTGGTGCATTCGTCCGGTAGGCCTGTGAAGGCTTCCCAGTCGCTCAGCAAAATACTCGCGCTGCGAGGATCAAGTTCTCGCGCAATGGTGTTGAGCAAGGACTCCACGCGGGGCGCTGCGGCGGATAGTCCCCGCACCAGGCGCATGAGGACTGATGTCCGCTTGCGGGGCCACGCGAGGCCGGTGGGCATGAACTGCGCATGCGCCTGGGTGTATTCATCTTGGCTTCTGGTTTCCATGTCAGGCGGCCCACTGTGGCGTGCCCATCACCAGCACTTCGTTCTCCGCGCACTGGACATCAGCAGTGGGGGAAATGAGGGTGTGATCGGTCTCCCCATCGGCAAGGGAGATCTCTTCATCGATATGCGAAAGCAGTAGCTTCCCGCCGAGATCTCGTTCTCGGGTGATAAGGTCGTTGAGTTGAACGAGCACGGCGTTGCGCACGGCCGGCGTATTGGGTACCACCCTAATGGTCGGCGCGAACTCCTTTGGTGCTGGGGCATATACCCCCACCGAGGCGGCGACCGGCTTGCGGCTGGGGTCCTTCAAATATGCGAGGGCCTGCGCTACCAGCTCAGGAGAGGGAATGATGCTGTCAGCGTTGTTCTCGCAGACGAAGAAGACCTGTACGGTATCAAGGCCATCCAGGCCGCTGCGCACCCAAACTTTCGTAGCGCCAACACCCGCTTCCTTGATCCACGTGACATAGTCATCGGCATTCCCGCCATGGGCAGGCTTCTGAACACGGGCCAGGAAGCGATCCCAGAGGCTATCGATTGACTCCTCTTCGCGGCCGCCATCCAAGCCGCCGCCGGCCACGAGACCGTCCGCCGTGACGCCTTCGACGGTGGTCATCAGTGTCAGCTTCGAACCTGCTGCGAGATTCCCGGCAGTGCCGGCCGTTACCGCTTGGACTTGGACTGAGACACTCCCGCCAGACGCAACGCCGGCTACCACGACCGCATATTCCACTCCGGCATCCGATTGCATCCGTTGGTCAACGTCGATGCTCTTGCCATCCGCAGCTGGGAATGTGGCCACGCCTGTGGCCGATGCTGGGGGCTCCTGGTAGATGGCCCAGATCTCGGCCCACTGGCGCAACAGGAAGCCCTTGCACCATGGCAGACACTGCTTGAGGAAATTTCGGATGAAGCCGTACATGCCATGCGTAAAGCCGGCCATGACGCGTGCGAGCACATTGAGATTCCGACGCCGCAGGGTGGCATCGGTACCAGGGAGTTCGCCCTGGATATCGCTCTCGGCATCCGTGATGAGTTTGCGGAGCGAGGGAATATCGAAGTCAGCCATAGGTGTTTTCCCACAATCTTTGGAACTGGAGGCGTAAGGTGCTTCCATCAGGACGCGTGATCCTGACTTCCAGCAGGCGAACGCCCATTCTCGGGTTGGTTGCTGTGATCTCCAGCCCTTCGGCGATCCCATCGTCGACCAGCCATTGCAGGGCTTCTGCCGCATACCGCTCGTCGGTCCGGAGCACGGATGTCAGCTGCTTGGCTGAGCCGTTGAGCCAGAGGCGGGAGCCGATCTTGTCACCCTCTACGGTCGGGAAGAGGTCGCCCCAGAAGCCTCGGCGGTCTGTGATGGTCTCATCGGGCAGAACGTCATCCACCTTGGCCTCGCCATCGGTGAACAGCGACATGACAACCGCCGTGACCAATCCATCGTCATCCTGGAGCAGCACGCCGTCGAGGGCGTAGTCAGCCCCGGCCGTAAAGTCGACGAAGACCGTCGCGATATCGCTCATGACAGCCCCTGCGTCGGTGGATTGCTCTCGGCGTTGGTCCCATTGACATGGTGCGTATGGTCAAGCTGGTGCTGGCGCAGCTGGTCGACCGTGACGCTGTTCCCCAGGCTCATGTCCGTAATCGTGCCCGTGGATTTAACCTCCGGCGAATTGAAGATCACCTTCTTGCTGGCGTTGAGGACAAAGGTCTCCGTCGTGACCTCGACGATTCTGCCGCGCTTCATGTGGATGGAGTCGCCTTCGTCGGTGTACATGGCTACCTCGCCGGCCTGCATAGCGATAGCCACACGACGATCATCCATGCAAAGCACGACGGCCGCGTCGCGCACGCCTCCGAGCGCAATGAGAATGCCTTCGGCACCGGCCTGGGGCGCGGACCGGAAGCCATACTGTTGGAACAGCTCCACTTTATCTCGGGGCTCGCCTTCAAGTGCTTTCACCTGCATGAGCGCATTGCTGCTGCGGACGGTGAGAACGGCACGGCTTGCCAGCAGACGAATCTTCCGTTCGAGTGGGCTGAGGAGACGGCGCAACTCATCGATCATGGTTTCCTCCGATGTAGTTGCCGGTTTCGAAGGTCACGATCTCGCCCACCGCGTCCTTATCCTTCTTCGCACGGTGCCGCGCTTCTCTCTTGTTCACTTCCATCCCGTTGGCACCGGTGGCGCGGCGTCCGAGGCGCGTGGCCTTCACGCCGGCGATGATCTCGAAAGCGGACGGATGCGCGAACTGCAGCTCTGTCACCTTTCCTCGCCGCTCGTCGAGGAAGAAGTCCGGCTTCACGACGAGCAGGTTCTCGCTGATGTCCAGGGCGGGGTATTGTACGTTGATGAGCATGTTCGGCCGCCATACCTTCCCAGCATCGTTGCGCCAGCCTTGCACGATGAATCGGCCGCGCGTGCCACGGCCGCGCCGGATATTGCGTTCCCACTCTGCTCGTGCCTGGAAGTTGACGCCCTTTCCGTGCTGCTCGGAAATCACCACGAGGGGCCTGTAGCGAGTGATGGCTGTGTCGACGGCAAAAGCGGATCCGTGCGCGACTGCCGCGCCGAACTCGCTGTCGTTGCCCTTGCCCTGGCCCTTGACGATGATCTTGCTGTATCGCTCTTTCCAGGAGGTGATGACCGATCCGTATTTGATGCGGTGGACACCCTGCGTGAGATTAGCGACTGCCGCACCCGTTGAGGCACGGGTGAGGATCAGGCGGCCGGTGCCATCGGTAGTGAGCAAGACGCCTCGCATGCGCGCGGCCCGGTCGAGTGTTTCAAAGGCTCGCTCGCCTTCCTCGATGTTGAAGCTGGGGAATGGGTCACCGACGTCGACGTCCACTACCACCGGAATGTTGAAGGGACTGGCCACGTCGCGGGCGATGCGATCGAGTTTTGCATTGGTCCACTGGCCAGAGCGGTAGATTGCCGAGCAGTCAATCAGATCTGCGGTGGTGTCTCTGCCGGTGACATTGATGCCGTAGTCCTCGTCGGTGACGAATGGCTCTGCATCATCCACGAAGCCTTGCATCACCGTCTCGCCCTCGATCCGCAAGGAGAATGCATCGCCTGCGTAGATGCGGCGGCGTTCGACCTTCTCCGACCAGCGGCTGGCCACATGGAGGCTGAAGCGGCTGGATGACTGCTCCAGGCCGGTCTGCACCGCGGCGCTCTTCCAACCGCCGTACACGGCGCTGCCGATGATTAGCTCGATACCATCAGACACGGCGCACCTCCAGAGGTACAGAGGCCGGCAAGAACAGCGGGTGGATCAGTTCTGCGCTCGCCTGGTTGCGTTCCACCAGCTCATCGGCATACGCGACGTCGCGGTACAGGCGATAGGAGAGGACTGACGCGGGCATCGATGCGGTCAGGGTGGTAGCAACGAGGGTGGCCAGGTCTGCGCCACGATCGGTGATGTCCTGCACCATGGCCGCACGAACGTCCAGCAGCGGGCGGTAGACGGTATCCGAGGCAGCGAGGATTTGCTCCTCCAGGGCAGCATAGAGAGTGTCGCGCAGCTCGACTGCGTCATCCTTGCTGGAGAAGACCTCAAACGTGGATGCACGGGTCGCTTCGATGACTGCGGCGCGGGCCAGGAGAGTGAAAACGGCTGCTTGGTTGGCGGCTTGCTGGGATCGAACGGGCGTGGTCGCCGCGAGCGTCGGGCGGGTTGCTCCGTATGAGGTAAAGCCGAGGAGCTGGTTGATAGGGCGCCGCACGGCTGACGATTCGCCGAAGACCGACTGCTGGGCTGCAGAGAAATCGAAGAGGTTGACGATTCCGCGCACCAGCGACCCTAACTCCGTCGCCAAGGCATTCGGCGTGGCCAGAAGGCCGACCAGGCTCGACTTGAACTGTTCCCCGGCCAGTACGAGGGACGACAGGCCGGTGAGGTTGAAACTGATCCGCCGGCGCAGGTCGGATATCGCGTCTGCTGCAGCTTTGATTTCACTCGTGATGGAATCGATCGACCAGCCTGGCATGCCCTTGATGCTGAAGTTGTCGGCGAAGTCTGATTCCAGGGAGGCGTAGGCCGCATCGCATGCAGCGTCGACGGCCAGTTGTGTATCGACCTGGGAGAGAAGTTCGTCTTCGTCGTTGTCTTCGATGAACTTCAGCGAGAAGCTGACCATCCCGCGCTGCTCGATGAACTGTTCGCGCAGGCGCGTCTTGTCCACCAGCTTGACGTCCAGGTATCCGTAGGTGGGATGCACCAGCGTGCCAGCGCCAGGCTGCAGCAGAGCCTTGATCAGCTTGTTGCGGCCATTGAGGTATTCGTCACCGATGATGAAGCCATCGACGATGATCTCGGTCGTGTCCTGGCCGAGATCCTCACCGAACGGGCGACGGAAGGGAAAGCGGTGCACGACCACCGAGCGGCCCACGGCGACTTCCGCAGCTTTCACCTTAAAGGGAATGCCACGGAAGGAAGCAGGCTGAAGAATTTCTCGGAAGTCCACGGGGATCTCGACACGCACGATGAAGTGGTGTCGAGTTTCCCCGTTCCGTCAATGCACGGGCAGGGGGGGCGGTGTTAGCCGCTGAGCGCGAGTTGCGTGAGGTCGCTGTCAGCCTTTTCCAGCTTCTCCACCAACATGCCCAGCAGGATGCCGGAGCCGTGTTCTACGTTGTCCTGGCTGCGCCTGAGCAGGATGGCCAGGCTGTCGAGAGCGATGTGAACTTCAGCGATCTGTGCTCGAAGATCCGATAGGAGAATTTTTGATATGGAAACAGTGTCGGCAGGCGACGGCCTGCCAGCTGGAGATGTCGTCATGATTCTTTAGATTCCTGGTTGTCTCGAAAGACACCCGTTTCTAGGCGGGTGGGCAGGATGCTAGAAAACCGCACCAGAGGACGGCTGACGGTTTTCCCCTTTCGGGTCTTGTATGTGCCGTCACATCCCGCCCATTGACAGAAATCAATAGGCGAAAAAAATACCACATGCTATCGGGGTGGCAAACCGTCTGGTTGAGTGTTTTCTAGGCACCTAACGCAAATATAGCCCGGTTGCAGATGTTTGTCGAGTTTCGCTTTTCTGTAATTACTAGTTTCGCTTTTCTATCTGTAGATCTGCTTCAGCAATCGTTGCGCTCGAGCTTCTGCTGCAACGCGATCCTCTTGCTGAAGCGGACCGCAGTAGGTCCGCACGTTCCCGGCATCGGCCGAGCCGACCTTACTACTACCTGACTGCAGTATGACTAAATACCAAGCACAGCTTGCAATGGGATCGGACCTTTCACCCTTTTCAGGACTGGCGTAAGAAAAGGCCAGATTCCGCTGCGCTTGGTAGTCACCCTTCATGGCCAGCGGCAAAAGTTCGGTTTGAGTTTGAGCGGCTACGCCGATGCAAAGCAGTGACATGACGAGTGCCAGCGCAGCGGGTGTTGATCTATTCATTTACCCCCCCTGTTTTTTTGGGAGATACATTTTAGTCTTGTTTTCGTGCGAGTTTCGTTTTTCTGAAAACTCGATGAGGTCAATAAGCCATGAGAGGGCCTGTATCAACGCGCAAATTCTGTCCTTGGAATGTCTTGTTCGCGACATACGCTCTGCCCTGATCGTCAATGGCGATCTTGATATCGAGCTGGCCCTGAATGGGATTACTCTTGATGCTGTCGGCCAGTGCCTGGGAGACCTTCTCACCTGAAGGCTCGCCGAACATACTTTGGCCGGCCAGCTCACCAGCCTTGCTGCCCAGGTAGTTGCCGCCCATGCTCAGAGCCCCACCGAGCAGGAGGCCGCCAAGCGTGCCGATGCCAGGGAAGATCATTGTGCCAATGGCCGCACCAGCCGCTGCGCCTCCCAACCCGCCCAGCAAGCCGCCGGCCGCGCTGGTGTAACCAATCTTCTTCTGCTGGCTGGTGAGCTGATCGTTGCTGGCGATGCCATAGACGTCCAAGAGGGTCGCTGCGCCTGCCACCGCGGCGTTCGCCTTCATGGCACCCTTGAAGCCGCCAAAGGGAATGCCCGCAGCGCCAACGGTGCGGCTCGCGGTGGCCACGCCGGCGGCGGCGCTGGCATTCCTGCCCAGGAGGGCCAGCACGGCCGCCGCCGCACCTGCGCTTGCCGCCAAGGTAGAGACCGCAATCTTCCCGCCCTCCATCGCCGCCGTCAGCACAGGGTGTTCCTGCGCGGTCTTGGTCAGCCCCTCCCAGTAGCGGTCCAAAGCAGGGAGCAGCTTCTGCAGCGCCGTATTCTGCGCATTGAGGGTTTCATTCTCCGCCTGCGACCTCTTGAAGCCCGAGCCGCTGCTGATCACTGCGAAGTTCCCCGCCGTGGTGCCGTCGGCACCACCGTTCACCGTAGCGTCCACCTGGGTCTTGAAGGAATCGACCTGCTTCTTGTACCCCAAGAACGCGCTGCGCGCCTGTCTGTCCTGTAGGACCTTGCCGATAGCCGTGCCCTCCGCGAGCTGGAGCTGCTTCTCCAGGATGTCGGCCTGCTCGCCGGCGTTGGTCGTCGTGCGCCGTCGCTGCTCCAGCGCCAGATAGTTCTTGTCCTTGGACATCACCTTGTCGACCAGCATGCTAAAGGCGGTGATGGGATCAATGCCCTTGCCGGCCGCAGCCTGTAAGCTGCCGGTCAGGTTGATGCCTTGCTTCTTGAAGTCGTTCTGGGTGTCGCTGCTGTTGATTTTGGAGAGCAGGTTCACCACGTTGTTGCCAGCGGCATCAGTGCTGCCAGCGGTCGTGATCGCTGCTTGGTTGAGGGCGAGAAGCTGCGCCAAGCCGCGCTCGCCTTTCATGCCCAGGGTGGCAGCTTCGGCCATCTGTGCAGGAAGCCACTTGGCCATGTCCTTCAGCTCGAAACCACCGAGGTTCCCGGACTTGATCGCCATGTCGAGAACACGGGGCAGCTGTTCGGCTTTGAAGCCGAAGTTCTGCATGGAGCGGATGCCGATATCGGCGATCTGTTCCGGCGTTGCTCCGGAGGCGGTGGCACCGCGCATGACGGCCGGCAGCATGGTCTTGGCATCGCTGTCGCTGATGACGCCCGAGCCCAGGATACGGGATAGGGTCTCGACCCCTTGTTCGCGAGTGCCCCCGCCGTAGCGCAAGGCGCTGATGATGGTCGCATCCAACTCTTTCTTGCCAGCGATTCGCTCCGCCACCGACTTGTCGGCCAGCGCCACGTTGGCAAGATGGCTGAGCTGGGTGTCATAGTCGACCGCGCGATCGATGTGGGGCTGGACGATCATCTTGCCAGCGGCGATGCCGGCGACTACGGCGCCTGCGGCGCGGCCGGCTGCTTTCACCCCATCCAATGCACGCGCGAGCGCCGATGCCTGGTTCTTTGCTTCGTTGAGATCGCGCCCTACCTGCTTGGCACCGCTGGTGCGCCCCAGGTCATCCACCTTCCCGGACAAGGTGGCGATGTTTCCGGCGAGCTGCTGGACCATGGTGGGCAGCTTGGCCAAGTCCTTGTAGAGGGCCGCAGGGCCGTTGCTGTTTCCCAGCTTGTCGACCTTTGTGGAGAGCGCATCAATCCCGCCCGTCAAGCGCTTCACCACATCGGGCAGCTTGGCAAGGCCCTTGTTCAGCGCATCTGGACCGCGGCTGCGGCCCATCTGGTCGACCCGGTTGGTCAGCCGGCCGACCGAGGTGTCGACAGCGCCGATGGACTTGGGAAGCTTGTCAAATTCTTTTCCGGTCTTGGCCACGAAGGCCTGAACAGCACGGAAGGCATCGGCGTCATCGGCCTTGATCCGGAGGTAGATGTCTTCCTTGTTGCTCATGATTTCTTCGTGGTCAGGGTATTGATGTAGAAGCGCAGGCGGGGAAGAGGCATCGAGAGTATCTCCGCCTCCGACCAGCCCGTAGCCTTAGCCAGCAGCAGGACAGCCCTTAATCGGTCTGCTCCGCCGCTGGCTCGTCTTCCCCCTTTTCGTTCACTTCGAGGATTGCCTTGCGCAGGATGGCCCAGTCATCGCGGTGCAGCTTCGCAACCATGCTGAAGGTGAACGGGCCCTCGTAGTCGCCCACGCGCACCAGCTGGCGCGCAGCCATATGGGTGTTGAAATTGAGGGGCGTAGCGGTGCTCGCCTCCATCTCAGCTTCGAGCATGTCCAAGGTGCTGGCCTCGCGCACGACGAAGTCCATGTGCGTCTTCTTGGGCTTGCCGGCAGTCATGCCATGCTTGAATTCGCCGTGCAGGGTGGTCTGGGTGGTGTTTTCCATTTTTTAAACTTCCTCGACGTCGCCATAAAAAGTTGCCTTGACTTCGCCCTGCGCGATCACGCGGGCGGTACCGCAGCGCGCATTGCGCATGATGTAGTCCTGGCCGTTGTTGCCCTCGATCACGATGGTTGCGTTGCGCACGGCCTGGATGGCGCGCAGCTTCAGGCCGGCGATCGCAATCATGGTGGTCTCCAGGGATCCGCCCTTCATGACGCCCGAGGTATGGGTGTTGCCCTCCTCGTCGACGACCTGCTCGTTGTCTTCACCCCCGACGTCAACCTGCGTGCTGCCCGGCTTGGTCGAGTATTTGATGCCATCGATCGTGATCTTCTGGCGCGAGAGAATTTCCGACATTTCTATCTCCTAAGATGCGCTGGGCGCACGGTGGTCACCGCACGCCGAGATGTGTTGCTAGTTGATGAACAGAACCCGGGCCGCGAAGATGTCGAACTGGTTGACCAGGTCCGGCGAGACAACGGCGTTGACTTGGTTGACGTTCGAGCTGGAACGCAGCATCAACAACGCGGCCTTGGTCTGCTCCACGTTCTCGATCTGACCCGCGAATTCGAGATCACGCAGCAGCGCGATCGTATGCATGGTCAGGATCTTGGGCGTGACGATTGCCTGACCCGACGCGAAGTTCGTCCCATCGTTGGCCAGCTTGTAGTCGGGGAATTTGGTCAGGATCATGTTGCGCCAGCTGAAGCGGAAATAGTCCGCGCCCCATTTGCTCTGCAGCTTGTAGTAGGCCTTGGTCGGGGCACCGGCGCTGGTGGTCTTGTAGGTGGTGGCGACGATCTCCATACGCATGGTGCCGTCGTTATCGCCATAGCGGAAACTGCAGCCACCGTTGCGGAGCAGTACTTCCTTGGTGTTTTCGTCGAAGCGATCGGCTTCGGCGGGCGCAGGAATGCCCGTCATCTCCATGTCGGTATAGGGGCGAGCAGGATCGCTGGCACCACGCTTTGCCGCCAGCGCTGCGGCGCGGGCAGCCAGGCGCCAAGGGGCCAGCATGTTCCCCTCGCGCGGTAGGAAACTGGAGTGCGGGCTGTTCCTGCCGTTCAGGAATGTGTTGTAAGTACCGTAGGAGCCGGAGACGCAGCCGAAGACGTGCGATTCCTGCTGCTTGGCGGCGGTATACCGGTTCGCG